GTTCTTGACGCTTGTTTTCGGCGTCGTTCTGATCGTCATGGGAGCGAGCGAGCAAGAGCCTGGCAAGCCAAGCCAGTCCATGATCAACGGCATCCTGACTTCAGTCGCCGCCTGTGTGTGGCTTGTCGGAATGCGGCTGGCCAAGTGGTGGTTGCACGACTGAATGGCGAAAATCGAGACCGCCGACTACCTGACCTGCACGCACGCCGCCGAGGTGGCCGGCTGCAGCCGGCAGTACATGCGGCGGCTCGCCCTCGACGGCCGGGTGCGGTCGGTCGTGATCGACGGCCTGCTGTTCGTGCACCGCGTTGACGCAGAAAACCTCCAGTTGTCAGGCGACAACCGCCGATGACCTAGTTGTCACCCGACAACCAAACCGGCCAAGGAGGGCCACCATGTCCATCACCGTTTGGATCGAGTTGCTGCTGATCGTCGCCCGCATCCTGTCAGCGGGCCAGGTGTTCTAGGCCGCACGCGTCCGCAGCTGGAACGCCAGCCGGCGGATCCCGATCCGGTGCTCGACGCTCGTGAACCAGAAATTGGCGATCTCGACCACGACAGCCAGCACGATCAGGTTGATCGCCTCCGCCGCCTCCTCGGTCGCCGCACGCAGCTCGAGCACCTCGCGCACCTTGGCGGCGATCACGCCGACGGCGTCGAGCGCCTCCCGGCCGGCGGTGTCTGACCGCCTGGCCAGGTCCGCCATGTGACGCTCGGGCCAGTGAATGAGCGTGGCGTCGACGATCGCAGCCACTTCCTCGGGCAGCTGGAGCGCCGGCCCGCCGATGCGGTGCCGCACCGTCGAGCGCAGCCACGTCAGGTCCATGCTCGCGGCGTCACCCACGGGCGCCTCCCGCATCAAGGCTTGGCCGGCGTGCCGTGCGTGGGTGACGCCTCGGGCATGGGCGCGCGGGGCGTCTTGCACTTGCAGGTGGCCGGGCAGGGGCACGGCGTGCGGTGCCCGTCGCCGTGCACGATGGTGCCGGTGCCGCCACAGTCGCTGCAGCAGCCGCCCGGCGCCGGCTGCGGGTCCGGCGTCGTGTCCGTCGCCATGGTCGCGCGTGCCGCCGCAATCGACGCAGCGGCTCGCGCCGACTCGCGGCCGATGTCGGCCGGGTCGCCGGACAGCCAGGTCAGGAGGTAGACGATGTAGCGCCACATGGTCACCACCCACGCCCGTGGTCCACCTGCACGTACCCATCGCTCCCGATGTGCGACCGGATTTCGGCGTGCGTCTCGTGCGGCGGCTTCTCGACGAACACGGCCACCCAGAGCAGGCTTTTGGCGGTGCGGGCGATCCATCGCAGCACCGGGCGGTCCTCGAGCGGCTTGGCGTCACGGCTGCCGGCGGCACCCGCCCACCACCCGACCATCAGGGCCACGACGACCACGGCCGCGTATCGCTGTCGATCTGTCATCGCTGCTCCTCAGTCGGTGCCGGCTGGAACCAATCCCCGTTGTCGATCTCGCGGAAGCCGAACCCGTCGACCGACCCGATGGCGTAGCTGTCGCCCTGGCCGAGAATCCGCTGCATGGCCTCGCGGCTGGCCCAAAAAGTGCCGTCGGGCTGATCCGGTGGGAACTTGCCACCGCCCACGTAGTTGCCCCACGAGTTCATCACCAGGGCGCCGGGGCGCTGCCCGAACCGCACGCCCACCACGCACATCTGGTGCATCCACGTGCCGGCCGCGGCACAGAACCCGTCGGCGTCGCGGTTGCCGCTGTTGAACCCGACCGAGCTGGCGATCGTGACCGGGTAGCCGCTGGTGACCGCGGCAACCAGCTCGTCCCACGTCTTGACGGCCACGACGTGCCGACACGGGTGCCGCTTCGCGCGGGCGTCCAATTTGCCGTCGTCGCCCTGGCCGCCGCACCCGTACGCGCCCCACTGCTTCGCCCGGTTCTTGTCGTACTGCCGAAGGTCGTGCCCTAGCACCTGCTCGCGGTAGACAACGCCCCAGTCACGCAGCCAGCGCGCCGCACCCCAACCCGTGGCGCCGTCCGACCAGCCGCCGACGGGCGACGTGCCGGACCCGTCACGGCCGCGAGCCTCGACCCGGGCGCCGCCGTAGATCGCTTCGGTGCAGGGGATCATGGGCGGCTCGGCCACCTTGCCCGTGGCCCAGTCGACCGACTCTGCACAGAAAACTGCGTGATGGGCGCCCCAGGCTATGCAGTCGCCGATTCCCTGCCGGCCGACGACGAACGGCGTGCCGTACCTCGCGCGGTGCGCTCGGTCCATGTGGCGGTACAGGAACGTGTCCACCTCTTTGGCCTGCCGCATGGCGTCGGCGCCGGCCTGGGCGAAGTACGGCTGCGGCAGCTCCTCGAGGAACCGCGCGACGCCGGCCGGGTCGGGCACGTAGCCCTGCGGCATGGCCTGCGGCAGCCGCTCGCGGCTGGCAAACCAGAACGCGGCGCAGACCCACGCCACCAGGGCTGCGGCGGCCACCAGCCGCCAGGGATGGCGTGGGGCGCTCATCTGGCCGCCTCCGCGGCCCGGCCGACCTCACGGTAGGCGGCGATCCACTTGGCCTTCTGCTCGGGCGTCAGCGGCCCTCCTGCCGTGCCTGCCACGGCGTTCAGATAGTCCTCGATCGCCTGCCGCGCCAGCGGGTGCTTGGCCCCCAGCGACTCACCGCGGCAGAGCAGGAGGCGCGAGCGAACCCGCAGCTCGTCGAACGCCACGCCCGTCTTGATCAGCGGATCGGGCTGCATGGCGTCCCACTCGATCTCGGCCGCCAGCTCGTTGCACAAGGCGGCCACCATGGCGGCATCCCGGGCTGCGTCCGGGCCGACAAACTTGCCGCGGAGCGTGAACGCGGACGGGTCCGGCGTTGGCGTGGGTGACGGCGTCGCCGGCGAGCTTGCGACGTACGACCAGGCCGCGGCCGCGACCAAGGCGGCGGCCGCCAGGTGCCGGCTGTCGAGCTGCGGCCACCGCCATTCGTGGTAGTGGGCCTGGATCCACGGCCACGCGAGCGCGACTGCGGCTACGGCCACCAGCAGGATCGGCATCATCAGGCGGTCCTCGTCATGGGCAGCACAATCTCGACGGCACCGCTCGCGAGCGCGAGCACGAGCGAGCGGATGGCCGGTCGGGCGAGGATCCACACGGGCCACACGACCAGCGGCACGGCCTTGTCCGCCAGCGTGTCGAAGAGCGCGGCCACTGCCGACAACACAAGCTCCTTCTTCTCGGCGCCGGTCATGCCCTGCACGGCGTCGAGCGTCGTGATCGACAGCCGCAGCACCGCCAACAGCAGCTCGCCGAATTCCGCCCACGTGATGCCGTCCGCGGCCGATCGCTTCGCGACCTCGAGGAACGCGGCGACCTGTGCCATGAGCGTGCTGTGGCCGGCTGCGGCCACCAGCGGTGCGTCGGTGATCATGCCTGCACCCCTGCCAAGACGATCTCGTACGTGGCCGACGCGCTGCCGCCCTCGATGACGATGTTGTTGCCGTGGAACCACTTGTTGGTCGGAGCGGTGCCGGCGGTCCACAGGAACACCGCGCCAGGCGGTAGGCCGTAGTTCACGCTGTTGATGTCGTAGGTCAGCGTGACCGTCGCAGACTGATTGCGGACGTAGATCAACTTGACCGTGGCTAGGTTCAGCGTGCCGGCCGTCCCGAACACGGATAGCGCGAGCGCCGTCGTGTCGATCGTGTCGGTGGCGCTGCCGGCGACCGTCCGCACGTCACGCCAGTAGCCGTTGACTTGGCCGGCGCCGGTGCCGTTGGTGAGCGACAACGACCGCAGCACCGACGCGGAGTCGGTGACCGTGGCGCTCGTGAGGTCGTCGACCCAGGAGGCCGACAGACGCAGCTGGCCGGTGATCGAAAGGGAGGCTGGCATCAGGTGGGCGCCACGGAGGTGCCGATCAGCCACAGCGAGTAGCTGACGGTCGCGGCGTTGGGGTTGGCGATGTACATGAGCTGGTTGCTTGCCGTGACCGGCCAGGCGTTGATGTGGTTGATCGTGAACCACTCCGACCCGGGGCCGATCTCGGCGGCGTAGGCCACGGTCGGCCGGCCGGGGTCGCAGCCGACGCGGATCTTGCGGCCGCTCGCGGTCTCGTTGTTGACGACCCGCACCATCCGCAGCTGGCGGAAGTCAAACGCGACCGCCACGCCAAGCGTCGTTTGGGTGATCGCTCGCAGGTCGATCTCTTCGAGCGTGTTGGCGGCGATCGTGCGGTTTGCCGCATAGACCAGGTCGGCCTGTTGCGAGCCGCTGCCGTCGGTGATCGCGTAGGTGTTCTGGTCCGTCTTGGCGTTGACCGTCGTCCCGATGTCCTGGTCGACCGTGCGGTCCCAGATCATCACGGTCCGAATGCTGGCTGTGAGAGTGTCAGCCATCGAATAGCCCCATCTCGATGGCCTGGCGGGCGACGGCGGGCTTGACGCCCAGGCGGAACGCGGCCAGCGCGATGTCCTCGGGCGACAGCCGCGCGGGCTTCTTGCTCGTGAGCTTGCCCCACGTCTGCTGCGTCGGCGTGTAGGCAGCGGCGATCGACACGACGTCGC